CGTGTTTAACCCCAAGGGGGGTCAAAAACTTGCGCTCTCGTTGCCATAGTGATCTACAACAAACATTTTTCTTGAAAAAGGCTCGCTCTGTGCTAGAAGCAATTATATTTTTAATCGTCGGAGGTATTGAAGTGGCAGGAGAAAGAACACGCGCTATACTAAATTCTATTACTCCTAGTGCTAGAGAGTATGTGCCACCTCCTGTAATGAAGTCTGTTGTTCCCAAGCCAAGGGCAGGACAAAGAACTAGAAATATAATTAATTCTTCTCTGAGTGTTAAGAATAACAACCTTGGAAATATTAAAAACTTGAAAGCTAACAAATGGGTTGGTCAAGTTAATTTAAATACTGATGATCTCTTTGCAGCCTTTGAAACACCTGAGCTTGGTATTAGAGCTGTAGGTATAGTTATAGATGCTAATATAAAGGCAACTAATTCTTTTGAAACTTATGTAAACAGATACGCTTCTGAACCAGAAGAGCAAAAACATTTTAAGGATACAGGGAGGTTATTACCTCATTTGCAAGACTATGCAAAAGCAATAGCGTTTAGTCAGGGCATATCTAATACTAAGTCAAAGTTTCCAAAAGATATAGATATGTTATCGTGGATAAAAGCCACAGCTAAAGCTGAAGGTGGACAAGCCGCACTAAATTACTTTACTGATGATATAATTAAAAGAGGTCTTTCTTTAGGAAAGGATATATAATGGGATTTCCATTAGAATTAATTACTATGCTAGGCTCTACGCTTTTAGGCGGTGTTATGTCTATCTGGGGTCAAGCTTTAAAGGCAAGAATAGAAAACAATAAGATGCTGTTGCAAAGAGCAGAGTTCCGCGCTGGTGCAGTTAATACAGCTAGAGAATATGGTAGTAAGGATAAGCATTTTGCTTGGACGCGTAGACTCATTGCTCTTGGTGCTGTGGGTGCTATCATTGTATTACCAAAGGTAGCTGCAATATTTTATCCAGAAGTAGGTGTTGTTGTTGGTTACACAGAGGTAGATGGAGGTATTCTTTCTTGGCTTCTTGGTGGTCATGAAGCAGTAGTTTGGAAGGAAGCCGCAGGGTTTGTTATTACACCCCTAGACACACACATGGTTAGTGCTATTGTCGGGCTATATTTTGGAGCAGGATTTACAAAATGAAAACACCAGCATGGACTAGAAAAGAAGGTAAGAACCCTAAAGGCGGTCTTAATGCCAAGGGTAGAGCTAGTTATAAAAAAGGTACACTTAAAGCACCAGTTAAAAGCGGTGACAACCCTAGACGCGCTTCATTCTTAGCTCGAATGGGTGGTATGCGAGGGCCAGAAAAAGATTCAAAAGGAAAGCCAACACGTTTACTTCTTAGCCTTAGAGCGTGGGGTGCGTCTTCTAAAGCAGATGCAAAGAGTAAGGCAGCAGCAATNNTATAAAAATATGAAAGCTGGGTTTCCTAAAAAGAAAAAGAAATAGGGGGTCAACCCTATCAACCCTATCAACCTCAACTCTATCAACTCTATCAACTAAGTATATACCCCTGTCCACCCTGTCCATACTGTCCACTAATGAGTAAACAATGAGTTTTATAACTACACTATCAGCGCAAGAGCTAGAAGTTTTAAGAACAGTTGTTAAGACTGTAAACTTTAAACACTACCCAAAGGATTTCTGCACTAACTATGAAGCAGATAAACTTATTGACTCTCTAGCCCCTGCCACTGTTGAGAAGATGATACGCGTTGGCGTTGACTCTGGAATAATTAACAAGTGATAGACTTTAAATACAAACCTGACGGAGATACCTTAAAAGAATTTATGAAGGACGATACGTTCTTTCGTGGTATTCGTGGGCCAGTAGGCTCTGGTAAATCCGTTGGGTGTTGTGTTGAGGTATTTCGCAGAGCGTTAATGCAGAAAAAGAATGAACAAGGTATTAGGCGCAGCCGATGGGCTATTATTCGTAATACCAACCCACAGTTAAAAACTACAACAATTAAGACTTGGCTAGATTGGTTTCCCGAAAACGAGTGGGGAAAGTTTACTTGGTCAGTTCCGTACACACACCATATTAAAAAGGGTGATATAGACTTAGAAGTTCTATTCTTAGCCCTTGACCGCCCCGAAGATGTTAAGAAGTTATTGTCCCTCGAGCTTACTGGCATCTGGGTAAATGAAGCTAGAGAAATTCCTAAGAGCATCATGGACGCTTGTTCAATGCGCGTAGGGCGGTTTCCTTCTATGCGTGAGGGTGGGCCAAGTTGGACTGGATTTATAGCAGATACCAACGCACCAGAAGAAGATCATTGGTGGCCTATTATGTCAGGCGAAGTTCCTGTGCCAGATCATATACCTAGAGAGCAAGCTAAGATGCTTGTGACTCCTACTAACTGGAAATTCTTTACACAACCCTCTGCTATGACAGAAGTTAAAACTAAAGAGGGTGAGATAGAACGTTACGAACCAAATAAAACTGCGGAAAATCGTAACAATATGATGGACTCTTACTACCCTAATCTAATACAGGGTAAAACAAAGAGTTGGATTGATGTCTATGTTATGAATAGACTAGGCACAATTAAAGACGGAAAGCCTATATATCCTATGTTTGTAACAGAAACACACATTGCTAAAGAAGAAATACCAGTAGCAGCAGGTAATCCTTTGTATGTTGGGCTTGACTTTGGATTAACACCAGCCGCAGTTATAGGTCAGAAAGTAAGGGGGAGATGGTTTGTACAAGCAGAGATTGTTGCATTTGATATGGGGATTGTTAGGTTTGCTGAAGTTCTTCGTGAAGAGATTGCCACTCGGTTTTCTGAGACTTCTGAGGTTCATATATTTGGCGATCCTGCTGGTGATTTCCGCGCGCAAACCGACGAGTCTACCCCTTTCCATGTCCTTAGAGGTGCTGGTCTTAGAGCATATCCCGCTCCGTCTAATTCCGTTGACCTTAGACTTGAATCGGTTAATTCGCAACTTAACAAAATGTCTGAAGGTAAACCTGCGTTTTTGGTAGATAGACGTTGTGTGCAGCTAATTAAAGGGTTTGAAGGTGGGTATCAGTACAGAAGAATGGAAGTATCTGGAGAAAGATACGCTGATAAACCAGATAAGAATATGTATTCGCACATACACGATGCTTTACAATATATGCTTCTTGGTGCAGGAGAGGGCAGAGCGTTAATGAACAATCAATTTGCTGCTAAACCTACTGTAGCTAAAACTAACTTCGATGTCTTTGCTAAACAAAAGACACCAAGACGTAGACAAGGATTATGGTCGCGTATGTAATTGTGCGTTGAATTATTATTTATTATGTGCTTATCGAGCATAAACAACAAAGAGGTATATCATGTGTTTTGGTGGCAAAAAAGAAGAACCTAAAAAAGAAGTAATTGACGTAGAACAGGAAGAGCAAGAAAAAGAAGTAGAAGAGCAAAAAAAATCTGAAGCAGAAAAAGCTGCTGAAGTAAAAGAAAAAGCTATGGAAGAAAAAATAGCTACAGTAACAGCTCCAGTATCTACTATGAAACCAGACGCACCTGCAAAAAGAAGACAAGAAGAAACAAAGGTAAATATTGAAGCTCCAGAACCAGTAGAAGAGCCAATGGCAACAGAAGCAATGGCAGATACCCCAGAAGGTTCTTTAATAAAAAAACGTAAACAAAAACAATCGGATTTAATTTCTGGCCTTTCTAAGAAAAGAAGTAGGGGTAGAGGTAGGCGTTCTTTAATTACTGGCAAGTCTGGTGGCGGCATTGGGTATTACAGTAGATTTTTCACATAGGATAGATTATGATAGAAGATCCAATAGCAAAAAAATATCTTGAGCAATATGAAAGAGCCAAGGTAAAGAGAGAAAATTTTGTACCATTGTTTGAAGAGTGTTACGAATATGCGTTGCCTCAACGAGAATCTTTTTATAGTGAAGCAATAGGTCAACGCAGAGATGATAAGATATTTGATGAGACTGCTGTTGTAGGTGTGCAAGAGTTTGCATCGCGTTTGCAATCAGGTCTTGTTCCTAACTTTGCTAGATGGGCTGATCTTACTTCTGGTTCTGAAGTTCCTAAAGCAGAAAGAGATTTTGTTAACAATGAACTAGATGAGGTAACTGAATATGTTTTTGAAATACTCCAAAATTCTAACTTTTCCCAAGAAGTGCATGAGTCTTTTATGGACTTGGCTGTCGGAACTGGCGTCTTGGCTGCGGAAGAAGGTGACTCGCTAAACCCTATAAGGTTTTCTGCGATACCACTACCCCATGTAATACTTGATACTGGGCCTGATGATCGTATTGATCATGTGTTTAGAGAAAGAAAAGGTATTAGGTTTGATCAGATAGAGATATTATATCCTGATGCTATTCTAAACGACAAAATACAAAACATGATGATGAATGGTACAGATAATACAACTACTATTCTTGAGTTAATATGCCGTGATTATTCTAAAAGAAACGAAGAAGCGTATTTAAGCTATGCTTTTTGTATGACTACACAGTCTATTATTTACTTTAAACAGATGTCAGGTGTGGGTTCTAATCCGTTTATTTGTTTCCGTTGGTCTAAATGTGCAGGTGAAGTGTATGGGCGTGGGCCATTAATGAATGCACTCTCTGCAATTAAAACAACTAACCTAACAATAGAGTTAATACTTGAAAACGCACAGATGTCTATCTCTGGTATATACCAAATGGATGATGATGGTGTTGTTAACCCTGATACAATACAGCTCGTTCCCGGATCTATAATACCAAAAGCTATTGGATCAGCAGGATTACAACCAATACAAGCAGCAGGTGGCTTTGATGTAGCTCAACTTGTTCTTGGTGATATGCGATTAAATATTAAACGTGCATTGTATAACGATATGCTGGGTAATCCAGATAGAACTCCTGCATCTGCTACTGAGGTTGCAGAACGTATGGCTGATTTATCAAGAAGAATTGGTTCTGCATTTGGTAGATTGCAAGCAGAGTTAGTGCAGCCAGTATTGCAAAGAGTTATTTACATACTAAAGAAACAAGGAAGAATAGATTTACCTACTGTTAATGGCAGAGAAGTAAAAATTAAGTCTGTATCTCCACTAGCACAAGCGCAAGCTAACCAAGATATTACTTCTGTTGCTAGGTTCTTAGAGCTTATCCAAGGTAGGTTTGGGCCAGAGATGATGCAGCTTCTTGTTAACTCTGAGGAAACTGCCGCTTTCCTTGCTAAGAAATTTGGTGTACCTGATACCTTGATTCGCGACGAAGAAGAGCGTAAGCAGTTAGTTGCGATGGCACAACAAATGGCTCAACAGCAACAAATGATGCAAGGGGAGCCGCAACAACAGGAGCAAGTAGTTGAGCAATAAAAAACAAACTAAGCAAGTAAATATCGGAGTAGACGGATACCAAAGAACAAAAGAAGTAGATGAGCAAATAAGTCAAAACTTTGCTCATTTATTTAGTTCTGATACTGGTAAAGAAGTTTTACGTTATCTAAGAACCATAACTATTGAAATCGTTCATGGTGCTAATGTAAGCACTGAGGAGCTAAGACATATTGAAGGTCAAAGATATGTTGTTGGTTTAATAGAAACTAGAATTAATCATGCACACAGGACAAAATCAAATGGCTGAAGAAGCAGAAACAGAAACACTTATACAAAGCACACCAGAAGAAGCAGCACCAGAAAGACCTGAGTGGCTGCCAGAAAAATTTAATGACCCATCTGAATTAGCTAAATCTTATACTGAGTTAGAATCTAAGCTTGGTGCTAAAAGAGATGACATTATTAAAGAACACGATGCAGAAAGATTTATGAATAGACCAGAAAGCGCAGGTCATTATGAACTTCCTGATATTGTAAACTCAGAAGAAGCAACAGATAATGAGCTTATTAGATGGTGGTCTGAACACGCGTTTAATAATGGCTTTAGTCAAGATCAGTTTAAAGAAGGTATAGAGATGTATGCCAAGGGAATAGAGCAGTCTATTCCTCAAAACGATTTAAAAGCTGAAGCAGAAAAACTTGGCGATGATGCAAACTCTAGGATAGAAGCTGTTAGTATGTTTGCTAATAAGTTTTTTCCAGATGAGTTAAGCAGTGCTGTAGAACGACTTGGTGAAACAGCGGAAGGCATAATGCTTATTGAACATATTATGGCTCAAAATAAAGACACTCAAATAAGCGCACAGTCTAATCCTGTTGCAACTTTTGGAGAAGCAGACCTTCAGACTATGATGAAAGACGAAAGATATTGGAACGCAACTACGCGTGATGATAATTTTGTTAAACAAGTAGAAGATGGCTTTAAAAAATTATATGGATAAAGTCCTTATAAGTCATGGGAGCCTGAGAATGGTTCCCATACAAAGACGCCATATTATTCCTATGTATAGCACAATGAGTGTAGAAAATTTATTTGAAGCTGAAGCAGTTTATCAAATAGATTTAATGAAAACATTAATACAATACTCTGAAACACCAGATGTTTTTGTTGTAGAAAACGATAAAGAGCCTTTAGCTATTGTAGGGGTTACAGGTGTTACACATCAAAAAGGTATTATGTGGACTGTTTTTTCTGAAAACATGAAAGATAATTGGTTTTCTTTTGTTAAAGCATCTCCTAAGTTAATTGATTTCTTACACACCCACTACCATGAGATTGTTGTAAATACTTGGGAAGGTAATCATAAGATGCTTCAATGGTTAGGTTGGCTAGGTTTTGAACTTACAGAAATGTACGCTAACGAAAATGGTTTTAATATGGCTCATTTTGTGCGTTGCAATCAACACAGAAAGAATGTTTACGCTTTCTCATCAAGACCCGTAATTCATTGAGCAGCCCGAAAGGATACCTGCATTGATATGACAGAGCGGACACTCAAGATACTCAAAATGCAACTTTAATAAGGAACTGAAAAAATGGCTAATACAATCGACACAGCCTTTATTAAGCAGTTTGAATCTGATGTGCATCTCGCGTATCAACGTATGGGTTCTAAACTGCGAAACACTGTTCGTACTTCTAATGTTACTGGAAGTGTGGCAAGGTTTCAAAAAATAGGT